TCACTGCCCTCTTAACGTATTCTGATAGAACAGCCATTCATCCTCTAACATTTTCCTTAAGGTATAGCGTGGCTGCCAATGTAACAACTGTTGGGCTTTATCCGTATTAGCACCCAGTTGATCCATTTCAGCATGCGGATATGGCAAAGCATCTACTGTAGGAACAGCGGATTGGGTGACTTCTGCAACCTGATCCAGCAAAGTCTGCATTGAGATCAGCTCTCCAGCAATATTAAAGGCTTCGCAAGTCCATTGTTGCTGTTGAGAAAGCCAATGTAGTGATTTGAATACCGCATCACAGACATCCATCACATGCAAAAAGCTGCGTTCTACCGTATAGTCTTCGGTCTTGGCCTGACGGCGCAATTCCAGATATTCACGTTGCTTCGCACCCACCTGCATGGCCAGAGGCACAATATTCTTTGGTAAAGGTGGCACCCATTCACCTAAAATGCCATTTTCAAAAGCACCCGCGACATTGGAAAGACGTAACATCGCAATACGCCATTCATTATCCGTCTTGGCAGTATCCCGGATGATTTCTTCCACCATCTGCTGTGATTTAATATAAGGATTTGGATAAGTGTAATTGAAAGCCTGATCTTCTTTTAAATCCGTTCCGGAATGGCCATATACAGCCAATGAAGACAAATGCACCAGATTGCGTACTCCAGTACGCTGCATGGCACGCATCAAGCTCATGATACAACTGACATTATCATTATAATATTCAAGTGGTTTTAAAACTGATTCTTCCAATGATTTAAAGCTTGCAGTATGAATGACAGCCTGTACCGAATTCTGTTCAAAAACTTTATTTAATGCTGGAGTGTTACGGATATCAATTTTGACAAAAGGCACATAGCGGCCGGAAATAAATTCAAGGCGTTCTAAGGTCTGTAGACTGGCATTGGCCAGATTATCGACCACAATGACCTCTAGTCCTTGTGCCATCAGACTTAAAGCAATATGTGAGCCTAAAAAGCCTAAACCACCCGTCACTAAAATCATTGTTTATTAACTCCGCTTTAGAATCAGTATTTTAAATTGATATGGTGTTTATTTGGTGCTTTCTCCGATTTATCCACAGGATCAAAAACGCAAAAACCGACCCAAAATTTCTTCTGAGCCGGCTAATCTGCTCAATAAGTATATTTTATTTTACAGGTCGAACAAAAGTTGATTGTTATGTAATGTATGGAATTCATGACAATGAATTAAGCCCTCACTTCTAGGGCTTTTGACTAACATCACTATGTATTTTTAAAATCAATATAAATGTGACTCATGCTAAATTAATTATTTTGATATTAAGAAAATTCACATTATGAAATACTTCAAACTAAAAATTGCAGTTTGGTCGTCATTAATTTTTATTTTTGGTGTTATTGCCTACTATCTTTGTACTGCATATATTCAAAATCTATCAACATCATTTTGTAAAGAACGAATTTGCTTACCTTGGCTAAATTTTGAGAGTTATCTTGCTCTTCTTATTTCAATTATTGGAATCGTAATTGTTGTTTACTCAATTGATGCGTGGAGGTTACAACAAGGTTATTTAGATAAAAAAGCTCTTCTCATTGAAGGTGAAAGCGCTCTTATTGAGCTGAAAGAACAAATAATTTTTAATTATTTAGGCTTAGGTTGTCGTCCTAATGTCCACCACAACACTACCTTTTTTAGACTAAATCTAGTAGCTGGTAAAAGTTTGAAAAAGCTAAATTATAATTTTGATGAACTAAATAATGCTTTAGATGACTTTATTAAAGCATCAAACACCTATGCGAGTGAAAGTTCACATATTAACAAGGAAGCATTAATCAATTTCGCCAAAACCCTCTTGGCTAAAAATGAATCACTATTGGTGAAAGTTAGGGCTGATCTAAAAGAACTATCAAATTTGACTCTCGCTTGAGGGCTTTTACAATCACGCCATGCTGTTCCTTATAATCACTCTATTTAGGCCACAACTTGAACCCAGTTAATCTGCAACTGACGCAATCTGGAAATATATGGTTGCCAAGACCAGTATTTCCATTCAGTCTAGGATAATTCTTATTCAATGATGTGTCATCAAATGCAAAATTTCCTAGTCCGCTTCTATACTGACCACAAGAACCCCACTACAGCTACACATGAGGTTCTGGTTAAATCAGAAAACAGTAATGGGGTATTTGAGAAAGCTCGTAAATATTTTGGATTAGACATAGATTCAAATTGCACACGAATGGAATACGGTCAAAGTCGAAAACGAGGCATTCAGTTAATTTAAACCACCCCAATACATATCTCCACATTCACATTCATTGTAATTAAATGCGCTGTGCAGCCTGATAGCATGCACAGCGTTAAAAAACTTAAATAAAGCTACTTTTACTTAAATTACAGCCAGTTAGTTTAAAAAAATATGGAATATACAGTAAATTTATTTGAATATTAATATTTTATGAGTATATTGCATTTACGAAATTATCATCAGATTTGAATATATGGCAATGAATATAAAAAATTTTTTACTATTAGGGATATTGGGATTTTTAACTGGATGTCAGGTTGTAGAAACTGCAGATGATAAAAAATCTGTTTCTATGCTACCACTGTATATTCCTAAAGAAGCGCGTTATTTAAATACTCCATCGAATGCACCCACCTCTGAAAAGTTGACGGCATATACAAATCAACTCGTTAGCCAAGAGCAAAAATATGCAACGATAAAAACTATTCCTTATACATTTTTTCAGGGTTCTGGCTCCCTTAGTGCGTACCCATATACCGTTTATACCTTTGATGGAAAACGCGTAAGATTTGTTGAGAATTCAATCATCAGCCCTTCTACTACAATGACTCGATTTGATTACTCGCAAGCAAAATTAAAACTACCGGTTGGTCAACATGACATTGTTTTTGTTAGCGGAATAGGTAACCATAGTTATTTCACTGAAATTAAAAATATAACTTTGGAAGAAAATAAAGATTATGTGATTGGTGTTGATCGTATTCCAGGCAGCAAGCCAAGAGTATTTATTGCTGAATATGAAGTGGATTCAAGATTTAAATCAAACGATCCAGACTCTATTGTAATTAAAAAACGAATTGTTGAAGATGTTGAGCATGCAAATCTCAAAAGTGTCAAAGTATATTAAAGAAACAGCTACTTTCGGATTATTGGCATCCTTAGTCCTATTACAGGGCTGCGTAAAAATGATCTTGCCGACTTCTGAAAGTGAATTAATCTCTAAGTCAATTGGCAAAGGTGGGTCAATAGATGTTCCATTGGGATATGTAGATGCTTATGCGAATTTAAAGCAAGCGTATTTAAGATGTGAGCAGGTAAAAACTGCGAATTCATATGTATTAGTTGATGCAAATTTAGATCGGGAAAAAAATCTTGCCATTTTTTTTGGTAAAGCACCTTATGGCACCTATTTGTTTAAAACAACTATCACGCCATCTGATGCTAACAATTCTAATCTTACTCTTCATTTGATGAAAGCTCAGCTATTAACAGAAAAAGCCAATCAAAATTTACTTCAAAAGCGTTTGGAGCGAGATAGACTACGTGCTTTAGGCCAAGACACTAAATGCAATAAAGATTAATTTTTCAAGCCAAGCATTATATTAAAGTTTTAAAAAAGCTGTGAACCCCAGGGTTGCACAGCAGTAAAATCTTAATTGCACTTTTCATAATCAATCAGCACTTTGGCCACAGCTTTTGCTGCAATCCAATAACGTGCCTGGTATGCTGCAAGCTCAGCTTCATTCGAAATAAAACCAAGCTCCACAATCAAACCGCCAGCATTCACGTATGCCAAGCGGCCACGTGCTGACTTAGATTGGTCAATCCAGCCATTATCGCCACGTAATCGGCTGCCCAATGCAGTTGCTACAGCTGCAGATAGATCCTGTGCCAAATTCTTATCTTTTGGCAAGGCAATTGTCTCTACTCCATTCGCTTGTCTCGAAGTCGCAGCATTCATATGGAATTCAACCGCAACACTAGATCCTTTGATCAACTTGATGGCCGATGAAAGCGGATCATTCTGTGATCCGGTACCATCATTTTTGACCTGAATACCTGCCTCACGTAAATAAAAAGAAACCGCATTCCTGAAATTAGTCACCAAATCAGCTTCTTTAATTTTGCCATTCACTGCACCAGGATCAGAATTGCTATGTCCTGCCGTGATAGTGGCAAAACCTAAAGATTGCGATAGATTTGGCTGAGCCTTTTTACGGCCAATCAGCACTGCCAAGAACATCAAGCCCAATGAAGCAATCGTTTGATACGGTTCAGGCAAGACATTGGCGTTATACACTTCCTGCAAAACTAAATGTACGCAGGATAAAAAAAGCGCCATATAGGCGCCGTATTTTACTGAGTCAAACTTCCAAACACTTTCATTAATTAATTTCATCTTATCTCTCTTCATTGTTTGTTTTTTTGTTGATCAATCTGGTTCCGCATTGCTGCCAGGTCTGTATCCATGCGGATCTGCTTTGATTCAATAATGGCTAATTTTTGATTTAGTCCTGCATTTTCTTTAGCAAGTGCTGTGCTCCCTTGAACTATCCATGAACCAAAGGCAATGAGTAGCCCAATAGCAGTTCCACCTAGGGCTTTCGCAAAGGTGAGCCCTCCTTTAGCCTGGTTCATATCCGCCTGAAGCAGATCAATATCCCGTCGGTTTGCCACAGCTTGTGACTGGTAATATTCATTCCGTTCAGTTAAGCGAATGACGTTGTTGTTTAATTCACCCATTTCCAAGCGCAGTTGATCTAATTTTTTCTCAACTCGCACCCCATACGTTTCGCTGTCAGGCATACGCCCCCCTATTTTTTTGGCAATAAAAAAGCACCTAAAAAAGGTGCTGTCATTTGGTTAAGTTTAGACTTCTATTTCTGAGTGCTGACCAGTAGGTGCTGGTCTTAAAATCACCTGGTTTGAGATGAATACTCTGGCACCCAGGTTATAAGTGGTGCCGGATGTGCATAACACTGGACCAGATCCACCGTCAATCTGTACCCGATACTCTGGATGTTTCACTGATGTAATGGTGCCAATATATTCTGCATGGGTCGGATTCAAGAGCTTTCGCAATTCAAATAATGGATTACTCACGACTAACGCGCTCCACTGTAATGGTTTCATTGACCTTTTCATGTGAAAAGCTGCCTGAAACTGAATCAATTACACCCCACCACTGGCCATTAAAAGCAATGGTTTTACCAGGTAGCATCTCACCTATTTCCTGACTGACCGGGATATCAGAGAATGTGTGCAGTTCCTGAATATTGGCTTTCACCAATGCATTCTTCCCATAGCTGGCACCTGACACCACATTGAATAGTGGACCAGTGACTGACTCAAGCGGCACATCACCTGAGGTACCCCGTTGCTGTACTTTCAGGCTTTCACCAGATCGGCTATTGACTACGGTAATGGAATTAAAGTCAGCAACATATTCACCATTTTGTTTGATGTTCTGCTGCATCACCATACTTTCAGATAACAAAATATCGTAGTCATCCACCATCATCGAATCCCAGTAACCTTTCTGGTACCGTGGCAAGATAGTCAGTGTGTTGCCTGCTTTCTGGCTATAGATAAAGCCACCGCCTGAATCAACGACCTGCTTGATTGCATCGATTGGTGCAAGTTCTGCATAGCTCAGGCTTTCAATCGGCACAATCCAACCCAGATCATCAATCAGTTTCCAGTCTAGTGCAGTGTTGGATTGTGCCCGATCCAGTTCGGCTTGCACCAGCTGCACCGAGGTTCGCTCATTGTCCTGAATGAATGAGCGTGAAGGTGCGTACTTGTCAGAATTCAAAGCTGTCACACTTCGGCCGGGATAGGTGTATAAGACACTGGCAAAGCGTCGGGTCTCTTCTGGATCCTCAAGTAGAATATGATGCTCAAAGCCATTGATTATGACTTTAAGAATCAATGGCTGCCCATCGATCGGCTGTAGTTTATCTTTCTCGGTATGAGCCACTGTGATTGAGTAAGTCCAACACCACTGCGACCGGCTGGTACTATAGGTGCCATCCATCACTTGGATCTTCTCACCGGTATCTAAACGCTCGGCTGATAATTCATTCACGATATACCACCAGTTCCTTTTTGGCAGTGCTGGAATACAGTCATCTGCACCAAAATTTAAAACAACATTGTGTGAATCATTCTCATGACACAGGCAGATAAAATTGAGATCTGTGCTGCCTTCATATTTAGGTATTTCGGGCTTTGGCCAAGGTAAAACCGGATGCTTGCGATAATGGATCGCTTTGGCTTGATCCCATGGCAAATCTGACTTGGTGATAATCTCAAGGCTTTTATCCCACTCGAATGAAAAGCGGTGCTCAAATACTTGAGCCACTTCATGCGAATAAGTAAAGGTCTTGCGACGACGGATCATTTCCTGCCAGACGGTTTCACGGTTGTGACGCAGCCTGATCGTTTCATCATGCAGGTAGCGCTGATGAATAAAGCGTTTATTGGCTTCTTCCCAGATCACATCCGCATCAGAGCTTAAACCGGTTGCCTGCTCATGCAAGGATCTAATCGCCCGGGTTAATGACCCTGCCTGCTCGTACCGAATATCTGCCTGATTCGAAATCAACAAGCCCTGATCATAAAAAAGAGCCTCATTCGAGACTCTTAAGATGGGCTTGGCCCACGGTATTTCTATTGAGCTCAACGCTGTGATGGCTCTCTGGTACTGCAGCCCTAAACCTAAAGACACACCGGCCAGATGATTAATATCGAATAATGCTTTAACTTCAAATTGAAATGCGGTATCTAAAACAGTATCAATCGTGCATAGGTTTTCAGCGAATTCTGCAACAATTTCAAAGCTAAAACTGGTGTCTAAGACAGTATCAATCTGCCCGATGACATCGGTATTTTCTTTAAAGGCTGCAACTACATCAAAGCTGAATTCAGTGTCGAGTACCGTGTCTATAACTGCAGTATTTACACCACTGTCAGCATAAATTGCAGTGATTTCAAAACTAAAATCAGCATCTAATACTGTGTCGATTACAGCAGATACATCATCACCAAAATTGAGATTGGTTGAACCATCGGTCAGATGCTCAAAATTCAGAATGATGTTATGACTGTCAGTATTATCAGGCTTAAAGTTTAAGTTTAGGTTGTGCGCATCAACGGTGCCGAGCTTATTTTTAAAATCCACATGAGCACCCTTTCAAAGTTAAGGTCTTAATTTGATGGACTGGATAAATAACGTACCGCCCACAACTAAATTAGTGTTTGCTAAACTGATGTCAGTACCTACAGTTAGATCGGCTGCCACTTCGCCTGCACCGTTATAAATCCGTGCCCATGTGGCTGTGCCAGTCTTAATAACTGAACCCGTGTCAGTTGGATGAAACTCAACATAGGTAGCGGTAGTTTCTTTAATGCATGGTTCAGGAAATACCAAAGTGACTAAGGCATTATTTGAGTCTGCTGCAACTGAGGTATTTGCAGGCTGCACACCCTCATAAAAAACAACGGTAGCACTTTGGCTACCGCTATCCATAAAACTTGCAAAGGCTTGAATCATGGCAAGCCGAGCGTTGATTGATGTTTTACTCATTCTGGCACCACGTTATCTTGAATGACGGCGTTGAATTGCTGCTTTTTGTCAAAAGCGACAATGAAAGTTTTTAAGTCGTTATTTAAACCTAAAAACTGATAATTCCCATTTTGATCGGGCTTTCGAATCGCAATTGGTAGTAGATTGGCTTTGCTGTATAGCACTACAGTCGCATCCTGATATTGTTGACCAAGCTTTTTTGTTGAACCTTGGATTTTGGCAACAACACGCCCACTCACATCTTGCATGTAGTTTGTAGACGGTAACACTTTTCTTAGAATAGGCCTCATTCAAGCTCTCCGAGATAGTATGCAACAGAACCATTTCCTGTTTCTGATGACGAAACTTGTAAAGTGTCTAGCGCGTACATCGAGTTATTTGCCAACCTCTGGGTGGTGAAATTTATGGTCTCTGACTTGGCATTATAGTTAATATGTTTAAACACCCCACGTAAGTAATTATTATTATCTTTCAGCGGGATACTCATGCATGGCATTAACCCAGAACTTGCAAACCCTGAGCGCCCTGACTGATAGTCTGGCATCACAGGCAAGGCGGGAACATGAGCATCAGGATGTGTTGCAGGTGTGTATCTTGTCACAAAGACACGTGATGTATTATCTGATAAGCCGAATGCAAACCCACCCTGTAAATTACTTGAACTATGGCCATCAGATGCTTTTCGCTGCGCTAATGTGGTTGATAAGAACCAATTTGGGATCACATCCGACTCCAAACCTGATTCAAACAGACCGCACCCGTAAGTAAATTTTGAAGTCGGGACAGATGGCGTTGTAGCTGTATGAAAATAGAAAGCATCAGCATCACCGCAAACTGTAAAAGGTCTATTACCTGCAACAATAGGATAACTAGCATTAATGCTCCAGATCGGGCTAACACCCCAAGCCCAATGCCATAGAGACCATCCTCTCTGTACATTTAATCCTGTTCCTAAAATTTTCCAATTTTTTGCAGGGTCAGCGGGATCAAAAGGTAACTGTAAAACATCGGGATTTTCAAAGTCATCTATATGCTCCATGTGTTCAAGCAGACCAACCATGGCAGATTTAATATATGTGCTTGTATATGAACCTGTGTCGCTTGCGAGCGACTCATCAACACGAATAAATGGATGCTGCGCAGTTGGATTTTTCGCACGATAAACCCGCTTCACATCACTTATATCACGAAAAATAATGTCATATCCAAGTGAAGCTAGCTTTGCAGTACCTGTAGTTGCAATGCTTGTTTCGGTAATCGCAGTATGTGGTTTTAAAATCAGCTCGGTTACGCTTGGTACGCCTTTGATTCTGTATTTCTGATTGAGTGAGGTTGGTGCAAAACCTGATAACTCAACTACCTGAAACAGCATGGCATTATGCGCTGCATATAGTGTGATATGCACATCACCCTGCGCATCAATTGAAGCTGCTGTAATTTGAGTAAAATCAACGCCTGTCACCAAAGCTTTATCAAGCAAGCGAATCAAGTCCCCCCAATTATTACCCAACGTTAAGCCATTTAAGTGGCTAAAGTATTGAACATCTACATCTGTTGCCATTTTATTTGATCCATAAAAAAGACCGCATCAAGCGGCCATATTTGACTTAAATTCTAAACAACGCGGTCAATGTCACCACGTAGCATGATCTGGAACTGGTCTGAAATTACAGTAGGTTCAGACTGTTTCACGGTACGGATCACCCAGACTGGAAAATTTGCAGCGACCGTATTGAAACGCAGGACGTTACCATTAGCCCATCCTGCCCCCCAGCCTTCCTTTTTAATTGTGAAGTACGGAACACCAGTGACAGGGTTGATTGGCGCATAGTCCGCATTAGTGGTGCCGGTACCGATCTGGCCAGAATATTCACCAATACATCGAAAAGATTGATCTCCAGTAAAGATCAATGCCCAGCGCTCCTGAATCGCACCTTTATTGGTGATCTGAAGTGGATAAAGTGAATCGTTGTAATTAGCCAAAATGCTTGAGCTTGGTTCGTCTGCCCAAGCATTACTCCACGAACCTTGCACAAACTTGCGTGTATAACGTGCCTGCATATCACCAATGACCAAGGCAGATCCAACAATCGTATCTACCGCATCATAGTTATGGGTTAAGGGCTTGGTAAATGTTAGTTGGCCATTAATCTGCACATCACGGATCAGCCCCATATCCTGATAGCGGTATTTAACTGTCAGCGGTGCGACCAGATTACCCAATACGAAGTCACCACCCAATGTCACACGGCCATAATCATAATCAACCGTGTACAAATCGAAAGCTACTTTCGTTCCATTAGCATCTTCAAGTTCCGCCCATGAAATACGTTGATCATTCAGATCGTATGTGGTTCCTGCAATTGCATTGGGTAGCTCTTGCGCTTTGCTTGAGCTGACAATACCAATACCACCCACCCGGAAAATTGGTACCCGACCATCAATCGGCAAACGAGTTGCTGATAGGCCTAAAATTTCCGAATCCAGAGGAATATAGGTATAGGCTACAGCGTTATAACGCACCGATGAAGCATCTACCCAGACTGGAGCATTGATAAAGGTATCTGCCCCTTCCTGATATTCTAATAGTGGGTCATACCAGTCGTTTGCCTCAATATCCGCACGGTTGGCTTCAGTGATTTTGGTTTTGGTATAGAAGTAGATGGTGACAAAGCCATTATCCCAATTCACCTGACCATGTGCCCGACTGGTTTCAATCACGCCATTTTCATCAGCGGTTAATGTCAGCTGACCAAATTCAGTGGTACCCACAACCACAGTTAAGGATTGTGGCCGGATCGGTATGATCGGCGTTCTAAAGCTGATCTTATTGACTGGCAACAAGTCGGTTGTGGTAGTTAAGGATTCCAGGGTAATCGTGTTATCTGTATTCGGTGTCCAGGAATCTATTTCAACAATTCCGGTGCCATACTGAATGACACCAGACTGAATACCGCTATTATTGGCTGGATTCACATTGCGATACAGCAAGCCGGTACGATCCAGAAAAGTATCAGCACCCACTTTGAAGCGAGCTGAACCTGTCAGGATCTGCTCATCAAAGCCAGAAGATAAATCCAGTTTGAGCTTATTGGCCGTCACCATATGGGTTGCCGAGTTCGATCCTGATGTATCACGATATTTAATCTGAACATCTACAGCACCAAAAGCTTTCAGTTCAACCTGTTCACCAGAAATACTGGATGTTTGTGGAGAATAAAAAGACATATTTCCTCTCTATGCTGCGGCATAAGTGGCCATAGGTGTAAACGTGGATTTGAAACGATGACCCACGCCCTGAGGTGTAACTTCAACCGCACCGGTAGCGTATGTAATTGAACCTTGTACTTGACCACGCTCATTAACAAGATTGCCAATCGTTGCATTTACAGGTGTGTCAATCAGCGTCACAAAGCCAGCTACCATACCATCACTACTTTTAACCGGAATTCTTAATTCCACACTATTTGGCTGAATTGCTGATCCCGTACCAATGGTAAAGATCAGCTTTTGATTTACAGGAGTAACATCCATCTTGGTCTGCTCAAGTGAAGTGCCGTAGTTATAGATCACTGAAAAGACTGTGCCTTTCTGTGGCAACTTATTCGGAATGATTTTGCCAATCCCGGTGGCATAATTAATTTCACCGGTGGCATCACCGGTAAATTTGCCCTGAGCATTGGAGGTTGCTGTTTTCTCTTCACCTTCTAGGGTCCAGTTAATCGTGATACCCGGCAAAACACCTGGTCGACCTAAATCAAAATCAAATGCAGCTTTTTCCACGGTTAAATTGGAGCGTACGAAAGTGACAATCGGTGTACCCCAGTTCAGCAGGATCGGTGTATCTACATCTGGTAATGCACCAGTCGTTAATAGCCATGAGCCGGTTTCATAGTTGATCATACCCGAACCAAATGACGGACTGGCAGCCTTTAACTGCCCAGATCCATCATCTTTAAGTTCATAGAACTTGCCTTGTGACATATACGAGATGGACAAAGCGCCTGGTGCTGGAATCGGAATTAAAACACCGGACCAATTGATACCTTGATTATTCTGAGTCACCGGAATCGTGTGGCTTTGATAATACTGGTTTGGTGCCGCAGCTGGTTTGAATGTGATATTTAGGCTAGTGGTTCCAGCAGGTGCGGATGATGTCCACTGAATCAAACCACGCTGATAGTCAATCGTGCCAACTTGTGTGCCTTGAGTATTCTTGAGCAATCCCCCTTGATCGGTGATCTGCTGGCCTTGTAATGTGAAAGCCATACTGGATGGAATCACTGCAGAGCCGATATAGAGATTCTGACTGACACCAATCACCATATTCGGATAATTGACCGTGATGGTACCTTCATTACCCGCTACCAGCACTACACTTTCACCTGCAGCATTGACATCAATAATTGGAGTTTCTGTCTGAGCGGAGGGAATCAGCTGGGCAAAGATGCTTTTAGCATTTACCGTAAATTCACCCACGTTTGCATCAGATGCCAGTGCTGTCGATGAATAGTAAAGCCCTGTGTCTGCAACAATCGTATCGCGGATAATGGTTTTGGATACTGCGTTACCCTGATACCACTGACGCGCTGACAAGCCTACAAAATCAATCTCAAGCGGATCATTCAGGGAATATGTAGCCACCTTATATTCAACACTCTTGCCATCAATGACCATGACTGCGGTACGCGTTTCAACTTTAGTAATACGTACATACTGTTCACGCTCTAAAGCTTTACCTTCATCACTAATCAAGACAATAGTGTCCCCAACAGAAGACTCAATCTCTTGCGGGAACATAGCTACCTGAAGTGATGACATACCTTTCCAGTGGGTATCCAGTGGTGTACCGGCGATCTGACCACCTTTGGCTAGATAGTTTTCTAACCGATTCTGGGCAGACTGGCGTTCATCAGTCCAGTTTTTGGTACTAAAAAGCAATGCTGATACGTTTGGATCTTCTGGTAGCTCAGATACAAAAACCGTTGCACCCATGAGTAAATCGGTGTCTTCGGTTGTGACTGCCGGAAAGACCTTGCGCATGGATACATCACCCATGGTTCGACCCATTTCCGATACGTCATTGAACAGGTTGTTGCTGATACCATCCTGAACTACTACGCCAGAGTATTTACCACCGCCATCCGAGTTATCAGTCAAGCGTTCAGACTTGTAAATTACTAAATCCTTGGTTTCAATCGCCATCGTTTAACTCCGTAAAGCGTAAGGTCACGTTGTAATAATCATCCAGTGATACAGCTGGAATTCCTTTCACCGGTGCAGCTTCTAAAGCCCCATCCTGGTGGTTAAATTTGACTATGAATTCTCGATTGTCATGAGGCTGTTCAAACTTCAGTTTGAAATTCTCTTCCTGCAGTTTTGACCATTCCAAAACAGTCCGCAGTTCACGTAGCTTGATCCAGCCCATTTCCTGATCTGCTGGCTGCAAGGTGATTGGTCGGCCAGACTTCTTTTTGCCTTCCTGAATATGCAAAGTGCCATCCATAGCATAAGCCTGAATCTGCTCAATAGGCTTCCAGGAGAATTCTTCAGACCATAAAAAACCGTCCTCTAATGGGACGGTTTCTGATGTTGCTAAGCGAATAAGTTTCATGTTGATTTCGCTATACCTTTTAATTGATTTACCAGATTGGTCATTACATCCTTTTGGCTTGCATCACCTGTAAGGGATAGGGTTTGACCTCCGAATTGAATGTTGTAATTCACACTATCACCACCCTTACCATAATCTTTAGTTGATGGTACGGAAGGAATAGACGGCGCATAATCACCCAAGTTGGCTGATCTACCACTTTTACCTACATACTGCTCCAACTTCTCGATCTGTTCCATAACATACATAGCATTACCTAAAGCCTTCTGGTTATCGTAAGCAGTAGTACCATACTTTTTCTTCACCCATTCATTGGAGGCTGATTTGTAATAACCCCCAGCCACCGGCTCGGCATCCTGAAAAAGTTGCTTGGCTTTTTGCTTGGTATCACCTTCATAACCAATATCCTTAAGTCTCTGTTCAATTTCTTCAACAGAAAGCCCATGTTTAGCAGTTGTTCCAGTTTTGGATGCCTTCATCTTGCCCTGAGAAGCCATAGCTGCTTCCGTTGCTTTGCGAGCTTCTTCCCATGCTTCAGTAGTATCGTTACCTGCTCTAACGCCTCTACGACCTAGATCATCAAAGCCATCACCTGCATTACCTGTGGCATTACGAACACGGTGTAAGCTTTCTTCCACAGCATTATTGGCTTTCACTGAAACTTGGCCGGTTTCACTGACTTGGATTGACAAACCTAGTGAAGCGGCCTTGGCGTTTGCTGCGGCAATACTTTGAGCATCACCCGAGGCATAAGCCAGTTGAATTGTTTTTTCATAAGCCTTTTGCAGATCAGCTTGGGTGGCCTGACCGCTCTGGCGTACCGTTTCAAAATCAGCTAATGCCATTTGAGCTGACAATCGAAGTTGCTCTTTGGTTTTGATGCCAAGGCGCTCGAAAGCCTTCCCTGTTTCATCTAAGGCATCAGGTAGTTCAGAAGTAGCTCTCTTTATTGCAGCAATACCAAGTTCAACCTGCTTGGTTGAGAATACCCCTTGGGCCTCAAACTCACGCATCTTGGCATTTGCCGCATCGATCTCCGCCTGGCTTTTTGCCTTACTAAGCCAATCCTCCCATGCTTGGTAAAGAACATCACCAGCCTGTTTACCTGTATACCCTGCCTCACCCAACTTGGTCTTAAGTCCATCCAGTTCATTCCCGGAACTGGAAAATGACTTTGAGACTTTGTTTAGCGACACATCTAGATCAACACCAAATAGCTTGGCAGCAGCAGAGGCTCTTGAATATGCAGTTTCAGCCACTTGGCCAGATCCAGTATTAGCCCTATTTAATTCAGCTATACGTAAATCACGGTTATTGGCCAGCTCTGCTTCTTTGGCATTGATGGCGGTAATGGACGCCTGAGCAGAAGCTAAAGCATTTAGATCACCAGTCTTCTTGGCTTGCTCAATCTGTTGTTCCAGAAGTGCACGTTCAGCTGCAGCCTGTTTCTGATAAGCCAGATATTCCTCATCGGCCTTTTTAACATTCTCCTTGGCCAGCTTGAGAGCTTCTTCCTTTTTAGCAGCACTTTCGGCAGCCTGTTCTGCACTTTGGCTTGCCTGAACACTAACCTTGCCGGCTTCATCCATCGTAACGATATAGCCCTTGGTTAATAGATCGGCCTGCATAGTGCCATCAATTCCCCCGCCATTAGCCTTGATAGCTGCCTCGGCATAAGCCTGAGCAGAAGCCAACATATCCTTATCCAATGCAGCCTTATTGGCTGCATGCTCCTTCTCACGACCTTCTAGCTCATTAGATTTTTGGATGATTGCATCAATGGTAGCCTGATTGCCATCTTTTCGTGCTTGGTTTAGCTGTGCATCGATGGCCGCACGCTCGCCTGCTAATTCCTTAGATTTTTGAGTGAATTCATCATTTTGCTTAACTAAATCAGCAAAGGTTGCAGTGCTATCGGCTACAGCTTCCTCGTTTTTCTCCTTTTGAGTTTTTCGTATATCCTCGTAGGTTTCAACTACAGCCCATTTATGCTCAGTACTAAGCTGGATAGCTCCTTGCATATTCTTTTCAGCTTGAGCAAACATGCGATCTGAAGCCTTTTCAGCCTCATCTGCCAGATCCCCCATAAATGGTACGTACTTCAAGGTTGCTGCAGCTAAGCTGTATACACCTCCTGCCAGAAACTGGACAGAAGATAGTAGAATCTTAAGGCCAACATTTAAGCCAAAACTAGCGTCACTTACGGCAGCCATCGCCATACGCAGCATATTAAGGAAGGTTGTAAATCCGTTTACATCCTCTCCACCACCTATCAGTGCATTAAATAGCGGCGAGATTGCATCCAATGCACTTGTAAATGCACTCCAGGCAGTTTCACCAAAATCAGCAACATACTTAATATTTAGCTTAATATTTTCATAAACTTGAGTAAGTGTGTCTCTTAATGCGTTTAAGGTACTTGTATCTATATCGTCAAACTTTGAAGTAAAGTATCCAACACCCTCAGCTACATCATCAAAGAATACTTTTAGAATTCCAAGATTATCAGCGATGATTGATAGGGCATTCGCTACGGCGGCACTTGACCCATTAGCTTGATCCATCTCGCCAATCAGAATTTGCCACTGTGTAGAAATCTTCTGTAGCGCATTACCAATAGTTGTTGGAAACTTGGCATAGTCCGCTTCGATTGCTGCTGACTGATCCTGTAAAGCTTTAATTACCTTCTCGGCTGATAACTGACCCTCTCCTGCCATTGCACGCAGCTCACCGGTAGTCACGCCAAGTGACTGGGCTAGTGCTTTTGAGATGCCCGGAGCCTGCTCCATGATTGAGTTAAACTCATCACCACGTAACACACCCGATTGCAATGCTTGGGTAAGTTGGACAATTGCGGCTTCACTGGCAGCGGCATCTCCACCACCAGTCTGAATGGCCATGTTAATAGTTTTGACCAGATCAAGACTTTGCTGCTGGGTCATTCCCATCTGCTTACCTACATCATTCACTTTTGTGAATAGGCCTGCAGTAGCATCTAGACTAGAATTCGTAGCAAGTGCTACCTGATGGACACCTGCCATTGCTTGCTGGAAGTTACCGCCATCACTGGTTGCGATGTTGATTCGAGCTGAAAGATTAGTATAAGAGTCAGCCGCCTGGGCAAGCTCTCGAAGCCCCAAACCAACACCAATTGTAGCTAATGCCCCCACCAGTGCAGTTACAGCAAACTTAGCGCCATCCATGCCTCTAGAGAAAACAGAAACTCCAGAATTTGCCTTTTGAGCAGCAGGCTCAACACCATTTAACTCACTTTTAAGCTTTTCGATTTGCTGTTCGGTGATCTTGGTTACACGTTCTACTTCTTCAGCCGGCAATTTACTGTTAGCTTTAAAGTTTTCGAGCTTTCTGGTCAGATCGGCAATAGCATCATTAATTACGGACGGCGGTTTAATGCCTAATGCTTCATAAATTGTATGTCCGGCTTGCTTGGCACTACCGGATGCCTTATCTGTGCTTGTGGAAACGCCCTGCATTGCAGTGGTGGCTTTTACATTAAATTCAGAGAAGGCTGATTTAGTCAGATCTACTGCTTGCTCAAGACCTTTAACCTTGTCACCAGCTGCCTTAATCTCATTAAGTGTTACAGCTTCACTGCTTTGCTCTAGTGCCGAAAATGCATTTCTTGCTGTCAGTAATTCACGCTCTAGGGCATTAATGCTATTGGTGCCAATGCTGCCAATACGTTCAATTTCTTTGGTACTGAGGCTTGCGCCGTCACCCATACTTTCAATTGCACGGGTGGCAGTCTGTGCTTCCCCTACTACCCCAGTTAGATCTACGGCGCTAAAACGTTGGACCTGGTTAATAGCTGATTGAGTGGCACCATCCACGCCTTTCATGGCATTGATCGCTACACCTTGGTAGTAGTTGAAGGCACTGGAGGCTTCGTTAATCGCATCTTGAATACTTAAAACGCGCTGCTTAGCAATCTCAATGTCTTGTAGGGTGCCATCAGTGCTTTGTAGACGAACCAACTCAGCCTGAGCGGCTTTCAGTGCCAAATTCAGTTCATTAAGCCCCTGCTCCCCAGCACTCGACATTGCACGGAGTTCACCAGCACTGATAGTCGATTTATCACCCAGAGATTCAATTTCTTTTGCGGCAGAGAAGAACTTATTGCCTAGCATTTCTGCTAACTGAACAGCGTCACTAGGAATGGCACTGCCGATTTCAAAACCAGCCTTATTGGCCTTGCTTGCTGTGTCTTGAAGCTCATTGCCTAAACCATCAATTTTACCAGCAGCCTCAATAGCTTGACCTTGTAGTTCACTAGTTGCTTGAGACACTTCACTTAACTTGCCTTTAGCCTGATCAGCTTTCTTTTGGAGGTCATCTGGTACAATTTTACCGACTTCTTTTGCTGTTTCTTCAGATGTTGTCTTAAGTTTATCTGATTCTATTTTTATCGCATCAAAGAGGGCTTTTGCGGTTTTCTCAGACTGCTGAACATTAGATACAAAGTCTTTAGTATCAGCATCTATTACCAGTTTAAATGTAAGTTCTTTTCCAGCCATGATGACCTCTAAATTTTAGGCAATAAAAAACCCGCCGAAGCGGGTGTGAGTTGGGGATTAAAAAAGCACCCTAGGGTGCTTTTTCTTATATGGCCTGTTTACATGCTGTATATGTTTCAAGAGAAGATGCTAATTTATTATAGTAATTAATCTTTTCCTTAGCCTGCTTTTCCCATAGTCTTATCTCATTTTGCATAAAATAAACATAATTAAAAATTGCTGAGTCCATAGCCTCCAAAAGATCCTTTTTAGCTGGATCAAGGCATGAATAAAACTCTTCTTCTACAAGCTCTTCTCTTATCTTTCTTAATTCCGTTACTTGATTACCAAGTGATATTCTAGCTGTAGACCCAGCGATTAGATCTGCACGTGTCCAGTTGTTAGTAATTTTCATGTACTTTTCCAGCATGTCTTTCTTATTCTGGATTTCTTTTTGTTTAGCTTGCTGTTGTTGTTTAAACTCATTATCGCTTTTTTCAGAAATAAGTTTAATTTCCTCAGCCTTTAAGAGTTTAGCTTTTTCAGCCTCTATCCTTCTTGTTTCAGCAGCCTTTTCAGCGTTAATAGCATCAATCTTTTCCCGCTCTAATTTTTGCTGGTGAGCAATCTCCGCCTGCTTTAATCTTTCAGCCGATGCTTTATTACTTTGATGCATAAAATAAAACATACCGGATGCCAAAACTAAAAGGCCAATGATTAAGTATTTCATTGGGCATCCCTCTTAAATATTACGCCATAAGATTTTTACAATTCTGTCGCGACATAAAATGATGGTGTATTCCTGCAAATCCACTTCTTTTACATACTCAGTAGCTGCACAATATAGCTTGCCATCATCAAGCACATAGTGTTTTGGGCCTCTAACTCCTAATTTGTCTTTTAGAGATTGATGACTATCACCAATTCGTACCAGATCCCCTGATGGGGTTCGGATACTGGTGGTTGTTCTCTCAGCAAAAGCAAACCCCGACACTAAACACAAAGCTAATAATAAATATTTCACATTTCACCCCTAAATTATTATTTTCACATCATAACTTTAGGGTGATGCGTGATCAATCAGAAACCATCTCTTTCTTAAATGACTCAAAGCCTTTTTTATCTGATTGAGCCACACGTCCGGCAACAGCGTTATTGAAGATTCCCTGCTTGTACAGCTTGTTTGCCGCTTTGACATAGCCCTGGAATGCGCCGTGGGT